AAAGATCACCGGGCGCACCAATCAAGGTGAATTTACCGCCTACCTAGCTTTACTATACCTTAAGCGATATACCTTACTATTCTATATTACCATAATTACATGTTCGAGTCAAATAATTAGAAAAGTGATTCCTGTTTTTCCCTTTGTTTATTTACATTATATGTCACAACTGTATATCCACGTTTTGGTTTGAAAGTAAGAATAATCCTAGTAGCATTATTCAGACTATTTTCTTCAAAATAATCTTTATGCAATTTACCTGTTTTACTATTCTTGGATACTACTTTCACTAACCATTTCATTGATAAGTCACTCCATTCAGTTTCATTTCAAAACGAACAACTGTATCACTATATGAACCTAAAATCTCGCTAATATCATCAAAGCTTTTATCTTCGTATTCCTCAACGTAAAACCCCTCTAAACCGATCAACCAAATTTTAGCATTATAGAATCTCATTTTTCCTCCAACTCCAACGAACGCGGTTGCAAATCGTTCGTTTCCTTATTATCCATAATCACCGATATACCCCAACAAACAGTACCCCAAAACAAGATAATAACAACCATACAAACCACGAAACCGAATAATTTAGGGTTCTTTTTATACATTTTTATTCTCCTCATGTATAAGATCACTAGCAATTGTCAATACTTCATAATAGTCAAGCGTTTGAAAGTTTTGAAAAATTCTAGTGTCAATAATGAATTGGCAGAAGTAAAGATATGCTTCGAGATTACTTTTACCCATATCCTTACAATCTTGAAGAATTTTTCTAGCGGTCATTTTAACTTTAATTGTTTCCAATTGTTTCAATTCCATATAATTACCTCACTTTATAGTAAATTCAGAATCTATCAACACTACGCCACCATCAACTTGTTTCGGCATCAATTTACCAAAACTACTGAAACCAACATGGAAGTTGTCAAAGGTAACTTTTTCCTTAACAGCGTCATTCATTCCAGCACACTTTACAGACCATTTTGTTTTTCCGTTTCCTAAATCAAGTTGATACATGTAGGTTTTTTGCCTTAAATACCTAGCTTGTTTAAACGTTCCTTCGTGTGCCCAATAACCTAACTTATTATCATCAACAATGTCAGCAATCGCTTCCGGTATTTCAGTACCAACTAAGTGTATAGAATCCGTATCACAATAGATGATTCGGTCATAACATTTCTGTGCGGCTGATATAGTTGTAAACCTTGCCCAACTGGTGATAAATGCGCCCATCGGCGTGTATATCGGTTTACGGAATTCTTCTTCACCTTTACGGAATCCGTTTGACCCATCTGGTTTTAAGTAAGGTATTTTCCCGGTAACGTCTGGATTTGTTGCGAATTTTCCGTAAAGACTGTTAAGCATTAATTTTGCAAGCTGTTTTATCGCTCCATCTGATGTCACTTTGATATACGTCCATTTGTCGATAAAGTCTTTAAATAATCCAGTTTTACCACGAAACTTAAATCCTTCTACATATTCAAGATCATATAAATGGTAGTGTTCTTTCATCATTTCAAGATCAATATTTGTGACCATTAATTCAACAATTTCACCGTTACTAGATTTTAGATATTCGGTTGCTTTAAATACTGGATTATCTTTAATTTGAATAGTAGGAATATACCCCTCTTTTAAATCAAATTCACATCGTATTCGTTGAATATATAACGGAAAATCTGTATCATCTTCATACTTACCCTCGTAGTATTCAGGTATCCCATATGGCAATAAACGATCGTACATTTGAGAAGGGTAAAGGCTGTTTACATCGAATACAATTCCTTCACCGATGTTCTTATGGGCATACTTATTATTTAACCATGTGAACCCACCACGATATGCTTCACGCATGATATCATCAAATTCAACTGTGAAAGTAGGGAAATGTTTCTCAAACGCTTTCTTTCCAATAATAGACTTGTAACCTGCTAAACTATCACTTCCAGCGGTTGTGCGATCTAACCCCTGATCGAATTGAATTTTAAGCGCGTCGGCTACAATAGCCATATCTTTCACAAGATAATCTTTTTCTTCTTCGTCTAACTCATATCCAACTTCTCGAATCTTATGATAGTCTATTTCACCTTTTGCCATTTCGAGTTTAAAGGATTTAGCGATAACAGCAACTTTAAAGGGTAATTTTTTCAAGCTGTCGTATATAACTGTATGTAGCTTTTCTTTACCCTTGTAACCGTAACAAATGTCAATAACATACCATTGACCCATGCCAGATATTACGGTGCTGAATGTGTTTGGTTTACCGCTCTTAGACCATCGAAAACCATTCTTCATTAACCAATTTACGATAAACGACCCATCAAATTTCAAATTATGGAAGTATAATTCTCCATTTGACCTCTTGCAAAAATCCATAAAATCATCTATATTATTACCAATACCCATATTGGTTTTATTACCGATTTCCATGTAACCATATGCCCATACGCGGCAGTCGTTTACATCTGTAGTTGTTTCAAAGTCACAACTATATTTCTTTCTTTTTTTGCGCCCCAATTTTACGCCACCTTTTGGGGTTCTTCTTATGCACTAAAACCCCGTCAAATCTTTGTTAACTCTATCATTTCTGTAATCGCTGATATGAGATAACAAGACATCTATTTTTCCTTCATCTGCATTGACTTGTTGTCCTTCGCTATCGTATAAAGCAAAATCGAAGTCGCGGAAGAACATCCAATATAACTCATAAAAATCATTGGGATTTAGTTTTCGTAATTCTGTGATTAATTCATCAGCGGCAGAGTGGAAAGAACCTTCGATACTTTCGATGAAGTTATCGCGCATACGTTGCTTACGCTCATCGAAGTATCTTACACCACCTTTTTCAGCTCTATCTTTCATGCGTTTATCTAGATCATTTAATCGTTGTTGAGTAGGAACATTATCAAAATTAAAGTCGTTTGGAACCCTTACGCCTAATACACCACTTTCCCCAATCATTCCAATTTGTTGTTGGATAGGTGATTTTCGATCTTGTTGATCTTTATACGCATCCGATTTCTTAAGTTTTTCTATTTCCTTTTCAGCTTGGTCTTGTGCTGTTTTGGTGTTTCGTTTAATTCGATTAATTTGCGCTTTGGAAGCCGTTACCCCGTAATCATTCGTTACAAATTGGAAGTTAAGGTTAGAACGATTGGTGAACCATTGTATATCTTTTTTCCATTGGTTAAATTCTTTCCTTGTTTGAAAATCATCAATTGTTGGTATGTTTACTTCACTCGATAAGTCGATTCCATGGTTTTTCTTCGTTCGTCTAATTTTGGCTTTTGCGTTACCTGCCAACCGGCGATATTCTTCCTTGTCATTTCGCGTAATGCGAATTGGTGTAATTCGTGCCAATCAACATTCACTCCCCGTAACCATGCTTTAAACCCTCTTGTTTCAACTTCTTTATAAAAATGAATGTCAGCCAGAAACGTCATATTTAACGGGCTACCGGATGCTATTTTATTAAAACGTTTATTGAATAGTGTTCTATATTCCTCGTAACCTTCGATAAATTTGTTTAGATATACCTTACTTGAAAAGAAAAATGTGGCTTCACCATTAGAAGCCACATATTTACTTTCATTCAAGTTGTGGTATACGCCCCGTCTAGTCGCAGGCATATAATCACCCTTTATCCAATTATTTGTAGGTCAGTGTATTTGTATTGCTGACCCTGCTTCTTCACAAACTTCGCTTTTGGTCTTTCATCTTCGTTGTAATGTGGTGTCCCGAATAGTTGGAAATAACGCTTCATTGTGTAGTAAGTTGATTTGGAAGAAGTTACATAAACAATTGGCTCTTTCTGGTCATTCAATTCCGGTGTGATTAGATAAACCAAGATACCATGTTCCAATTCACCGGTTTCTTCATCTACCTTATTATAAGGGGAGAAGATAACATCTTGGATTTCAAACGCCTTATTGATATGTTCACCAGCAGGAATTGCGATATCCTCGGAATCAAGCAACTTCATCATATATAGCTTTTGTTCGCGAGTTTCAGCAACTACGCTGGAAAAGCTAGGGTAGATTGGTTTACGTTCAAACTTATTTGTTTGAGGGTTTTTGATGATTTCGTATTCTTCCTTAACAGTTGCTAGTTGGTTGTTTGTATTTTCACTCATTATAGATTCCACCATTCTTATGATTTATTTTAGAAAGAGATTGACAAGCGGCGAGTGACGGTTACTTATTCAGCAGTTTCTTCGGTTGGTTGATCTTCGACGACTTCGGCAACTTTGATAAATTCAGCGACATCCATCTTATACGTTTTTGTATCGGCTTGTACACCGAAAACTGTGACTGGGTTGTCTTTGTATTTACCGTTTGTTTTGTTATTCAATTCCTTTTGAGCACGTTCCAATGAGTAATTACCGACAAGAATCTCCTCAGGTAGCTTTTCAGCTTTGGGTTCTCCGTTCTCCATTGTCATTCGTGCGACTTGTACAGTTGTGAAAGTTACTTCCTTCTTCATTGTTGGTCTTACGCGTGTAGCCATGTTTAATTCCTCCTAAGATTAGTTGATTTGTAAACTTTTGTCTTAACTTGTCTACTATTCTAGTATAATCGAAGTTGGTACATTTTGCAAGTATTTTGTCGAATTTGTTCAACTTTATTTTACTAGGTCCGACACGTTTCAACTGTTTACAACTATTATCTTACACTCGCGGAATCACAAAAGTCAAGAAAATTCTTCAAAATGTACCACTAATTCTCATAATCCCTGTTAAATCAAGGTTTTTCGGGGTATATTTTGGTATAATGAAAGAGTACCTATTATATGAAAGGAGCGCGAAAATGGACGCGAAACGACACGAAGAAATTATGATCGCCTTAAATGATAAGGAAACTAGTTTGGAAGAACGCACAGCAATGTTACAGGAATTACGGGAAGATAATGCGAAGATGATCGGTGATTTTGAAACATTCACCAATAAGCAAAAAGAATTGGAAGAAGAAAACAAGGAATTATTGCTAACAAATAGTAAGTTATTCCGTAGTCAACGGTATTATGATGACACATTTGAGAAGCAAGAAGAAGAACAAAAGAAAAAGTCATTCAGTGAAACAGCTACAATAGAAGATTTGGAAAGGGGAGCACAATAAATGCGTATTACATTCAATGATATTAAACCAGCAATGGGGATAACGGAAACATACGATATTGTAAACAGAATCCGAAACAGCGCAGGGGATAACTTTAAAAGTTATGTGCCACTTGCGAACGCTGATAATATCGCAGAAGTTGGCGCTGGTATTCTAGCAACACAAGCATTGCAAAATGAATTTATCTCAGCATTGGTTGAGCGTATCGGATTGGTTGTTATGCGATCTGTTCAATTACAAAACCAATTGAAAATATTCAAAAAAGGTGCATTGCCACTAGGACGCACAATCGAAGAAATTTATGTCGATATCACAAACGAACATCAATACGACCCCGAAGTAGCAGAGCAAGAAGTATTCAAGCGTGTTATTCCGAACGTAAAAACATTGTTCCATGAAAGAAATCGCCAAGGGTTTTACAAGCAAACAATTCAAGATGACAGCTTGCGCTCTGCTTTCGTATCATGGGGCAACTTGGAAGGTTTTATTGCTGGAATCATTAACGCTATCTATAACTCTGCCGAAGTTGATGAATATGAATATACCAAATTATTGGTAGATAATTACTATTCAAAAGGTCTTTTCCACACAATCAAAATTGATAAACCTAACACCCAAACAGCTTCCAGTGAATTTGTGAAGCAGGCGCGTGCAGTGGCGAAGAAAATGACGCTGCCTAATGGTAGTCGTGATTACAACGCGCTTGCGGTTCGCACTCGTTCTGTTATGGATGATCTTTATCTATTGATTGACGCTGACTTGGAAGCCGAAATTGATGTAGATGTTTTGGCAAAAGCCTTCAATATGGACAGAACGAATTTCCTCGGTCACATCATCGTTATTGATGGTTTTGCTTCGGAAGGTTTGGAAGCGGTGTTAGTTGATCGTAACTGGTTTATGATTTATGACACACTTATGACAATGAAAACACAATACAACGCGCAAGGTTTGTACTGGAACTATTACTTCCACGTTTGGCAGACTTATTCTGCTTCCCGTTTCGCTAATGCGGTTGCCTTTGTGACTGGTGATGTAAAACCCGTTACTTCTATTATTGTTGACCCGACTTTGGCGCAAATCAAACCGGGTAGAAGCATGCAACTGAAAGCATATGTGAGAAAAACGGTTGACACTGATTACCCTATTGAATGGAAAGTCGAAGCGGCTACTGGTTCCGTTCTTGATTCTGCAACAACCATCTCTGATGATGGATTACTTACAATCGGCGCTGATCAACTAGGACAAGTCAACGTAACTGCAAGTGTTAACATTGCGGCAGAAGGTGAAGAACCAGATCTAGTTTCTGGTGAAAGTTTTATCACAATAGTGTAAGGAGGTTCACACTATGGCAACTGTACCATTATCGGGAACGAATATCCGTTTATTAACGGGTATTCCTTTCTCGAATGACTACAAACATACACGTTGGTTTGACAGTAAGTCCCAGCAAACAACGTGGTTCACGAATAGAACGGCTGTGCATACCATTCCACAAGCCACCTATCAACGCCAAACAGATAGAACTTATATTAGGTGTAATAAGTCTATCGATGATCTTTACGGTGTTAACTATTTGATGTTCCAAAACGCGCAATATTCAAACAAATGGTTTTATGCATTTGTAACTGAATTGGAATACGTTAACAGAGCCGTAACCAATATTCATTTTGAAATTGATGTTTTGCAAACATGGCGGTTTGACTACACGTTTAAACCGTCCTTTGTAAAACGGGAGCATTGTCCACTATGGAACAACGATGGAACACCAGTAGTAAATACGATTGATGAAGGATTGGATTACGGTAGTGAATATGAAATTGTGAAGGTAGATAATTACGTACCGTTTGACGATCTTTTCTTCCTTGTTATTATTTCAAAATCACTTATGCATACAAGTGGTGATAAAAAACCGAAAGACATACAGGCTTCCTTGAATGGAATGCCACAACCACTTTCCTATTATATTCACCCCTTCCGAACAAATGGGAGTGTGCCAGCCGTTGACGGAATGCAGGAATTAAGTAGTTTAACTAGTTTGCTATCGAATATCTTTTCTCAAGATGATGCCGTAAACAATATTGTTAATATGTATGTGACGGATTATATCGGGTTAAATCCTTCATATGATGGAGAAACTTTGACATTTGACGGCGATCATGTTGAATTTGCTGGGATAACAGACGATGTTAATGGAAACGTTAATACAATTTACTTGAAAAAATTAACGCAGTATTTCCACAAGGATTATGCAATGGGAACAAAATATTCTGGGTTCCATAGTGTGTCAGAATCTAAGCTTTTAATGTACCCATATACTGTTCTAACATTAACCGATTTCAAAGGTGGTCAAGCGGATTTCAAACTAGAATACATTCATAACGACAATATTAGTTTGAAAGTAGAAGCAGGTGTCGGAACATCAAATAAAGTAACGTATAAAATCATCGATTACCTAACAAATAATTTGGAGAATGATTCTAGTAAGGGTTGGGTGACACTACAAAATGCTCTTATTAGCGACAACCCACAAGACGTAGCAATCATAACCGATATGTTGAGCGCATACTTACAAGGTAATAGGAACAGTTTAGCGAACCAAAGTGATTCCATTATCTTCAATGGTTTTATGAATGCGATTGGAAATACAATTGGTGGAGTTGCTTCTGCCTCAAGTGGTTCAGTGCCCGGAGTTGCAAGTAGTGCAACAGGTTTAGTAACTGGCGGAGGAAATACGGTTCTGGAACTACAAGGGTTGGAAGCGAAAAAACAGGATATAAATAACACCCCTCCACAGCTATCGCGCATGGGTAACAATACAGCTTATTCCTTTGGGAATGGTTACAAAGGTGTCTATCTTATCAAGAAGCAAATAACGCAAGAATATCGTGAAAAATTGTCTCACTTCTTCCGTATGTTTGGTTACAAAGTAAACAAAGTAAAAATACCGAATTTCCATACACGTGTTGCATGGAATTACGTACAAACATCATCTTGCATCATCACTGGAAACTTCAATAATAATGATCTAACAGAATTGAAATCAATCTTCGATAATGGTATTACCCTTTGGCATGTTGATGATGTTGGTAATTATGAGATAGAAAACGGGGTGCTATAATGGCTAGAAATAATCGAAAGAGTAAGTATATGAACCCATCACAGATTGAGCGTCAAGCTAACTATATTTGGCACACCCATTACTATCAATATCTCACATCACTTGCTTACCAATTGTTTGAGTGGGAAGGGTTACCAGAATCAGTTGACCCACGTTATATGGAAATGAGTTTGCATATGTTTGGGTTTGTTGGATTTTATAAAGACCCAACGAAAGGCTATATTGCAACACAAGGAGCACCATCTGGAACAATAGATCATTACCTGCTACCAGATAGGTTCCATGCTTCTTCTCCTAACTACCAAAATACATTCTATCTGTACAATTACAAGGATATGAAACCAACCGGAAACGAATTAAGAAAAACAGGGGTTATTATATGGAACAATGACTATCATTTTCCTACCCTTCCGGCTCTGGATTTATTCGCAAAGGATTTGGCTGAGTTAAAAGACATTATTCGAGTTAACCAAAATGCTCAAAAGACACCTGTTTTGATTACTGCTAATGATGATAACAACTTTTCTTTAAAACAAGTTTACAACCAATATGAAGGAAACGCGCCTGTTATATTCGTTCATGAAAGTTTTGACCCCGAATCTCTAAAAGTATTCAAAACTGATGCCCCTTATGTGGTTGATAAATTGAACACCCAAAAGAATGCTGTTTGGAATGAAGTAATGACGTATCTCGGAATCAAAAATGCGAATCTTGAAAAACGTGAACGGATGATCAGCGACGAAGCAAATAGTAACGATGAACAAATTTTATCAAGTGGAAATGTATGGTTGAAGTCAAGACAGGAAGCATGTGAAAAAATAAATGACCTTTATGGGTTAAATATGCGTGTTAAATATCGCGCTGAAATTATAAGAGAATTTGAAAGTAACGTTGATCAGAATGGTGGTGAAACGAATGAGCAGTTATACAATGCCACTAAGAACGATAATTGAACAAACCACTCAATATAAAACAGGGTTAAGCACACGCGAAAAAATCGAAGAAGGTAGAAAGAACTTATTTGACTTCCCTTACCCTATCTTTGATGAAAATTATCGGAAGGTGTTTGAAACTCACTTTATCCGAAACTTTTATATGAGGGAAATAGGATTCGAGACAGAAGGATTATTTAAACTTCGATTAGAAAACTGGTTGGAGATCAACATGCCGTATTTCAATAAGTTATTTGAAAGTGAAACATTGACTTATGACCCACTATTAAACACTAAGATGGATGTTACTCACAACAAAAAGAATGATAAGAATCAGTTAGATAATCGCGATACTATCACGGATACTTCAAATGAAAGCAACGGCAAATCGGATATCAATGGTACTAGCAATGCAGATAGCACAAATACAAGCAACGCAACAAGTGATAGCACCGGAAACACAAAATCAAATGGTAGTAGTGACACAAATCAATCGCACGATAACACCACAACCGGAACACGAAACAACGATGATTTTAACAGACAAATTAAATCAGATACACCAGATAGTAGATTAAATCTAACAACAAATGATGGACAAGGTATTTTGGAATATGCAAGCGAAATAACTGAAAATAACATAAACAATAAAGAAAATACAAACGAAACCAATAAAGGCACAAATGATAGTAACACTACAACAACCAATAACACAGATAACACGAATCACAGCGAATCAAGTATAACTGATAAAGGAACACAAGATATCACAAGCTCTACTAATCAAGTAACCAACCAAACAGATAACGGAAACAGGACAACTAATGACAAAATGACAAGCGATATTAATGAAACGGAAGATTATATTGAACATAGAGTAGGTAAGACTGGCACACAAACTTACCCCTCTATGGTGCAAGAATATCGCGCATCATTCTTACGGATCGAAAAACAGATTTTTGAGGAAATGCAGCAGTTATTCATGCTTGTATATTAAGGAGGATTTACAATGACATCAAAACCACCGATAAGAGAATTTTCGCAAGTAGCTCCAATTATGGTGCAACGATATGAAAGCTATTTACCAACGGCGTTCGATCCTACTTTATCGCTTTTGGAAAAATTAAATCATATTATTGAATACATGAATAGAATTGGAAAGATCACAAACGACTTAATAGAGCAATGGAATGATATTGTAAAATGGGTCATAAGTGATGGGTTAGAAGAAGCAACCGAAAAACTTCTAAATGATTGGTTTGTAAATGGTAAACTCAAAGAGCTGTTTTATGAAATTGAGGTGAATTTAAAATACATTGGTGTTTATGTTGCTGATTATGATTCTTACAAAGTTGATATGGGTGATGGAAAATACGACTATGCACCTGCTATTAATAAGGCAATGGAAGTTGCTATCGAAAGAAATGCTAAACTTTGTTTAACACCATATGTTGAGTATACCATTTATTCACCGATTACATTCGATATTTCAAAAATAAGCGTTGACGGTATGGGTTCTACTATTGATGCAAAAAATGTTACGGGTGGATCGGCTATTCATGTTATTGGTACAGAATATCCACCATATTCACAAGTAATGAATAAAATCGGTAACTTTAAAATTCAAAATACGCCAATCGGTGAAAGAGTAAATGGTTGTCCCATTGGTTTACTATTAGATGTTGACGCTCTTACTACAACTGGCGCGATAAATTCCATTTCACACGTTTTGTTCCATAATATTGATATTGAAGGATTTGACAAAGGTTTGTTCCTCGGTGCTAACTCTTATCTTGTTAAATTCGATAAAGTGGATATCCACCATTGCAACACAAATATTTATATTCCTGCAAACGGTGATAATAGTAGATATACAAATATGGGTGAAAACTACAAATTTGACCATTGTACTATCTATGGTGCATACGAATACCTATTACATTTAAGAGCAGACACGGCATATTTCAACTTTGATTCCTGCTCATTTGATTACCCTGCTGCAAGTGGACAATGGGGTTTGATTGAAAAATCAACACATGTAGTATTTAATACTTGTTTCTTTGAAGGTGGCTATGGAAACGTTAGCGAAATTCCATTTATTATAAGAGAATTCGCCGTTGTAGTGTTTAATACACCTTCTATATATTTTTCGAGTGGTGGTACTTACGATCCTAAATTCCCTTACTTTGTACAAAATGATTCGCAATATCCTGTGCTATTTGAAAATGCAAGGGTTAGGAGTTTCAAAACAACAACTGGATTTTTCGCTAAGGGTAGAATAAAAGCAAAAAATACAGTAGCTCATTTTACTGAATATATGCAGCTTGCAGATAATCCTAACAACTCATTGTTACCAGATATTAATACTTTATCAGTGATCGAACAATACCCGAACATATGGGTAACTGATGCAACAAGCGCAATTTCTCATATTAAAAGAAACGCAACGGAAGTTAGTTTTGATACTGAATATATGTATAACAATAAAAAGACTTTACGTATTACAAAAAAGGAGAATTCAACCGGTCAAAAATTCTTTATGGCTTTTAAAACCCATGTAGACTATATAAACGCCATTGATGGATTCTTCAAATTCGCACCTGATGCTACGGGGTACATTAAACTATCTATTAGATATGCGAATCTAAAAGATGTTATATTACCTAACTTGTCTGGTAATAATTTTAATTTACCGCAAGTACAAGCACAATCATTTATGAGTACATTAGATATGCGTGCTGATGATTATAGAGATTGGACAAAATTTATTTTTTCTAAAATGTTAAACGGTTATGCTAGATATGATTATATCCTTTGCGAAATTGATTTATCTAATCTAAACGGATATTTTAATATCGGGGGCATTACAGCTAGTCAAATGTAAGGGGGTTTAAGTATGGTAGTATCGGTAAATAGATTCTTAAACCGGGAAGAAATGACAGAAAACGCCCAATACATTATGACTTATTTACTAGAAAACGGGTGGACAAAAAATGCCATTGCAGGTATATTAGGGAATATGGAAACCGAATCCACCATCAATCCCGGAATTTGGCAGAACCTTGACGAAGGAAACACTTCGTTAGGGTTCGGCTTAGTCCAATGGACACCAGCAACCAAACTGATAAATTGGGCAAATAGCAACACCTTAGATTATCGCGATATCGATACACAATTAAAACGAATACAATATGAAGTTGATAACGGTGTACAATGGATTGCGTCAAATGAATTTCCTCACTCATTCAGAGAATTTATCGTATCAACCGAATCACCAGAAACACTTGCGGAATGGTTCCTTATCAACTATGAACGACCGTCAGATCAAGGAAGTGGACAACGTAACGAACGCCGAACGCAAGCAAGGTACTGGTTTGATAATATAGAAGGTGGTAGTGGTGGAGGTAGACCTGCCTTTCCTACTACAGAAGGACTACAAATCACTTCCCCATATGGGTGGCGTGTAAATCCTATCACGGGTGAAAGACAATTTCATAGTGGTATAGATATTGGAGGAGGTGGTGTAGAACACCCGATCTATGCAACACAATCGGGTGCAGTGATATTCAATGGTGAAATAACAGGCGGTGGTTGGACAATCATCATAGACCATGATGGTGATCCTTATTTTTCAAGGTATCTGCATATGGCTGTTAAATCACCAATACCAATTGGAACGAAGGTTACAAAAGGTCAAGAAATTGGCACAATGGGGAGTACGGGAGATAGTACCGGAATACACTTAGATTTTGCAATCGCGACAACTGCGGACGGTTTCAGATCAGAAGAAACCACAATAGACCCAGAACTATACTTACAAATGGATTTCGGTGATGGTGATGGTGGTGATAGTGGAAATGAAGATAAACATAAAATACTAGTTTCCCTGTTACTATGTAACGCGTTGCGTGGTTGGTCATAGGAAGGGAGAAGGAAAGGAAATGAAAGATATGATAGATTGGTTGCAATACCTACTATCTGGTGAAAACACAAAACTATATCTAATTCTAGCTTTACTTACAACGTTAATGGTGATCGATTTTGTGGTTGGTTCCTACATTGCTCTTAAAAGTCCAGATAAACAGTTTTCTAGTTTTAAAATGAAGATGGGGATAATGGTAAAAATAGTAGAAATATTACTTGCTATGATAGCTGTACCATTTGTCCTTGCCTTCGGTGGTGAATTTGGTTTAGCTGGATTGTGGCTCGCATATGCTGGACTATGTTTTGCAGAATTTTGGAGTATCATTGGACATTTAAAATTAGTTGACGACGGAAAAGGACTACACCTTTTAGAAGCGCTATATAAAAATATCTTTAATAGGGGTGGTAATGATGGAACTAAATAAAATTGGACTGGATTTTATTAAGTCGTATGAAGGGTTGCGACTGACAGCTTATAAAGCATTGTCAACAGAGAAATATTGGACAATCGGCTACGGGCATTATGGTTCTGATGTTCGACAAGGGCAAACGATTACAAAAGATCAAGCAGATAAGCTATTTGAAAAAGACGTACAGCGTTTTGAAAATGTAGTTAATAATCTGGTGAAAGTTGAACTGACACAAGATCAGTTTAACGCGCTTGTATCATTTACGTATAATGTTGGAGAAGGCGCTTTGAAATCTTCTGATTTATTGAAGAAGTTAAACAGTGGTGATTATAAAGGCGCGTCTGCTGAATTTCCTCGATGGAATAAATCAGATGGAAAAATTATTCAAGGTCTTGTAAACAGAAGGAAAAAAGAACGTGAACTATTCGATAAAAGCACACCTACAAAGTCGCAACCAAAACAAGCTAACAAGAAAACATCTACCCCTTCCACCTATAAAATTAAGTCGGGTGATACACTAAGTGAAATCGCTAGTAAATATGGAACAACTGTTAAAAACTTGCAGAACTTGAATGGGATCAAAAACCCTAATAACATTCAAGCAGGTAAAACAATTAAACTATCTGGCTCACCATCACCTTCTTACAAATCATATAAAATTAAGTCTGGTGATACGCTTTCCGGTATTGCAAGTAAAAACCAAACAACGGTTGCTAAACTACAATCTATTAACAGTATATCCAACCCAAACAAAATTTATGCAGGACAAACAATTAAAGTACCAAAATAAGAAAGGTTGATTGTTATGAATAACGCTCTTTGGTATAACCCTAATAAACTATTATCCTATAACCGTATCTTAAACTTTGTCATAGGGGCGCGTGGTATTGGTAAATCCTTTGCGTGGAAGGAACATCCAATTAAACGTTTCATCCGACATGGTGAACAGTTTATATATGTTCGTCGATACAAACCGGAATTAAAGAAAATCAGTAACTACTTCACTGATATCCGAAAAAAATTCCCTGAACATGATTTAAAAGTGAAAGGACGCGAGTTTTGGATAGATGGTAAGCTAGCTGGTTGGGCGATACCATTGAGCGCATGGCAATCAGAAAAATCTATCTCTTATGAGGGTGTATCAACGATCGTATTCGATGAATTTATTCGCGAGAAAGATAATAGTGGATACCTTACAAATGAGGTGGAAGCATTATTAAACCTAATGGATACAGTATTTCGTACTCGCGATAATGTTCGATGTGTTTGTCTTAGTAACGCCGTATCCGTTGTTAACCCGTATTTTCTATACTTTAATCTTTTGCCTGACGTATCAAAACGTTTTAATGCTTATTCCGATATCGTTATTGAGATACCAGAATCGCGCGACTTTGCTGAGGAGCGAAGAAAAACAAGGTTCGGTCGATTGATAGACGGCACAGAATATGGTGGAATGAGTTTGGATAATGAGTTTGTAAACGATAGTGAAACCTTTATACAAAAACGAACAAAAGAAAGTCGCTTCCAATTCTGTGTTATTTATAAAGGGATGGAGATGGGTGTTTGGGTTGATCTACACGAAGGACTAATGTTCCTATCAAACGATCATGACCCTAACACAAAATTAAAGTACGCTATGACAGCAGACGATTTAACTGAAAATACTTTATTAATGAAAAGTTGGAATAAAAATTATCACTTGCGTAAATTAGTGTCTGCTTTCAGTGATGGATACTTACGCTTTGATAATCAAGTATTACGAACAATCGGTTATGAATTATTTAAGAAAATGAATATCATGTAAAGGGTGATTAAAATGTTCAAACAAAATGAAGGTAGACGCGTCATTCAAACAGAAGATTATCGTGATGTTAACCTTGCTGAAATACTACTCGAAATACTGGATAAATCCGATAACACAGAGCTGGAAGAATTAGCAAAACAGTTGAATGCAATGGTTGAAAAGATTCGCGATAATACTGATGAAGTTGAACCGAAACTAGATAGCGTTATTGAAGTATTACAAACTATCAGCACTAACACTGATGGTTTAGAAACAGCGTTGGAAAGCGTTAATACTTCACTTGAAAACATCACAACAAATACTGATGAAATTGAAACTCTTCTAAACAATGTAATTGATGCTATTAATGGTGTGTCTCTTTCCTTCCAGAATCCGGTTTCCGTAATTACGAATGATCTTACAAAAACAGTTGAAGTTGCAACAGGATTAGAAGAAAACACAATAATTGCACCGGAAGAAGGTAAAATATGGGTTGTAAAAAATCTTGTATTTGAAGCACCTGTTATCACTGGAGCAACAACCGGAACACAAGACTTACGATTGATCTATGGAATTAACCCTACTGATAATCTTGCTTCCTTACATGTTGCAACTGAATTTAGTAAAGCAATTGATATTAGGCAGCGAATGGATATGAGTGATTCGGTGGTTTCACCACCTGTTACTGATCTTATTGGATTAATTGAAAACATGGTTGTTACACCGGAAGAACCATTAAACATTAAATACACAAATAACACTGATGTTACACAAACGCAATTGAATATATTTGTTACTGTTGAAGAAAAGAACAATGTTTAAATAAAAAGCCTACTCTATAAAGGGTAGGCTTTTTTGATACAATTCGTTATATTGTTCAAAAGTAATGATATTATGTTCTAACATAAATGTTAGGGCTTCAATTAATTTTTCCTTTTCCATTACGATCTCCCCTTTACCATGAGTATACAGTGTGGGCAAAATATGCATTTATTAGTATGATAGGAATAAGCCAGATAATCACCTTCCTAATCATACTGTTTCACCTTTATACAATTTCTTTCCATTTTCTTGTTTCCATTGGTGGCGTTGATTCTCTACATAATCAAATATTTCTTTTTGACTATTAAACCCGTGTGCGTGCATATCTTCCAATATGTCGGCAGGTATACGAATGTTGGAGCGTTCATATTGATCTAGTACCGCGATTTCTGATTCTGTTAGTAATGTTAATCGGTCAATTTGACGGTTGTTAATTTGTTCGTTCAATTCTGAAAGTTGTTGCTTTTTAGCAGCTATCTGTAAATCTAGTACCGTACAACGTTGTTGTAAATCTTTTTCCTTTTGCTTATCCTGTTTGACTTTGTTTGATACATAGAGTAAAATTAATAAGAATATGAGTAAAGCTGTTACTAGGTAAGTCATTTGGTTACACCCTTTCTAGTTTGTACGAACACATTGTAATATTGTTGCATGGCTACCGCTTTATGTATGGAATCAAATGTATCTAGTACAAAGTGATCTTTTGTAATATTATTCCATACAGATAAAGCATAACAGTTTGACTTACGAATTACAAGGTATTTTGTTAACATGATTGATTTCCCCTTTGGTTAGTTGGTTTGGTGTTGCGTGATACCGGTAATGGTTTACCGGTATACCGCAAGATCAAACGTCAATCTTATTATCTATATTCATTAAGATATATCCATTTCTCATTCGATCAAATTCTTTGATGGCATCATTAATGTTATTGAAGTTTCTTGTATATACACCGGAATCTAATACATTTATAG